GAAAGACACTAAATTCAAGGGGTCAATAAAATATGATGCCGATACGTTGGCAAGGGTGGGGGGTGAACGGTGGCCGAATAAAAAGAATGGAATGCCAATGCGCAGCAAGCGCACAGTCTGGACTGTAAACACCAAGCCATTCAAGGAAGCTCACTTTGCTGTATTTCCTCCGAAACTGATAACGCCTTGTGTGCTGGCTGGGTGTCCGAAAGATGGCACAGTTCTGGACCCATTCAACGGAGCCGGCACAACAGGAGTGGTGGCATTGAAATATGGCAGAAATTATATCGGGATTGATCTGAACCCTGAGTACATAGAAATGAGCAGGAAGAGGATAGAAAAAGCTAATCAGCAAATGGGATTATTATGAAAAGCATGGTAAAATAAACGAATGGAGGAGCGATGAATGAATTAACAGGAACCGAAGAATGGTACAAATTATTATTGGATGACTGCAAGAGATAATATGAAATTATGCACTAAATGTGGAATAGAAAAACCATTGAATGAGTTTCACAAAAACAAGAAAAGCGATGATGGCTTGAGTTATTGGTGCAGAATGTGCAAATCTGAACAAAATCTACTCCCCAAAGCCAAAAGGAAAAGAGAAAAATACGATTTGGAGAGGAGATATGGGATTTTACCGAAGCAGAAACAGCAGATGATAGAAAAGCAAAACGGAAAATGTGCTATTTGCAAAAAAGAATTAGACAGTGGAAGAGAGACTAATATTGATCACGATCATGAAACAGGAAGAATAAGGGGCATATTGTGTAATAATTGCAATATAGGGTTAGGATATCTTGAAAGGGGAGGGGGCTTTTCCAGGGGTAGGATAATGGAATATTTATTAAAATATGAAGAAAAATTAATTCAACTAAGGCTATTGGAAGGATGAAGAGGAAATATGGAACGAGATTTAATAGTCAAAAATGATCATTATATGCTTTTAGTGGAGCAAATAAAAGCAACAATAACAGAGGCGGTGCATAATAGCAGGTGGTTTTTGGTGGAAGGATATTGGAATGTTGGGAAACTTATCCGGGAAAATTTTACTGGCAATTTAACTAATCAACTGCAAACCCTTGCAGTAGATGTTGGAATATCTGAGAGAACGCTTTGGTATGCTCTCCAATTCTTTGATAAATTCCCATTACTAGACGAAGTCCCCGAAGGAAAAAATATCTCATGGAATAAAATAGTTACAAAATATCTACCTGAAAAACAAGGCGAATTTTTATCCTATGAAAAGCGCATTGGCAAGACAATCAAATCATTGAACAGTTTCTATAAGAAACTGCCGGATGAAATACCCGCGCAACAGAAAAACAGAATATTAGAATTGGTTAATGAAATAGCAGATATATTATCGGCAGAACCGGCAAGGGTGTTTCCTGGTGGAACATCTAATATATCGCCGGCACCAGATGAAAAAACCGAAAGTTTTCTTAACCGGATGAAGGAAGCTGGCGTTGAAGCAAATCCAAGTGTATTTATATCGCAGGTTGATCCTAGAATAAAAGCAGAGGATATCCAGAAACGGATAGAGGAGATAAAAGAGGCAGATGTTCAAGAATGGACATAGGAGATAAAAAATGAGTCAATTTAAGAGACCCATACCCCCAGATATACCCCAGTGGATTGAGTTTATGTGCTACGGAGTGGCATTGTTCATCCTTGGAGTAGGAATGTTAGCTGTTATACTCCTAGTTGTGGCATTCAGGATAATATTTTAGGAGATAGAGGATGCATAGTGGCGATATTGCTCTGGTGGTACTGATATTGATGATAATATTTGTGTGTATGCGAGGTCCTACAAGGAGGTGGTAATGTGAGTAAACCAGATAAAATAAAAGCAGATTTTATTATAGACTATTTGGGTCATTGCAAGAGTAATCTATTAATGTATCCGCCGCCTATTTTGACTGGCGATCTAGATCATGACTGGGAAATAATAAGGGAGCACAGTGAAACAACTATCAAGTTATCAAATTTTGTTGCGCTTGCGGTTAGTTTAATCGTAATGGCTTCTGTGGCAATAGTAATATGGAGTGGGTGATATGACTAAAGCAGGGAAAGATGCTTTTTTGATGGATAACGAGTTTGCTAAAAAGTGTGATGAATTGATGAAAGATTTGCCGAAGCCAAATACACAAAAAGAAGTAATAGTCTGGCATAAGTATCCTGGAGAGAAACCTTCAGAAGGGGGCATCTGTTTAACAACGCTATGGAGTATTAATTATTGCTTTGTTGCTGAAAATCATTGGAACGGGAAGGACTTTATATTAGAACCCGATAATGTTATCGCCTGGGCAGAAATGCCGAAAGGATGGAAATGAAAAAATTAAAAACAAATCCATTACGATTGAGGATAAATCACAAAAGATTTCCCCATGACCTAATCATTGAGATTGATGGCGAAGTCGCAAAATGTAAATATTGTGGAAGAATTCCACTGGTAGGGGGCTTTGATTTCACAAGAACCAGGGATGATAAAGAGATGGCGTGTTGTTACGAGTGCTATGAAGATGGCAGAGCATACGAAACCGTAAAAGACTCATTAATAGGACTTGGATTTGCTATGGCAGGATTGAAAAAAAGGACGTTCCCTTGGGCACCAGAAGAGGGCACACCTGAAACAGAAGTGGCTGGAATTTGCCGAACGTGTGGAAAATCTGTGCTTTATAATCCTTACACAAGAATGATCATTGATGGATATTATGAGCATTTGCGGGAAGCCTATTTCCATGATGATTGCAAAATAACTTAGATGACAGCACCAGCAATACTTATAGAGAAATTAGAAGAATATAATAGGAGGTATGAGATGGATTTAATAGAAAAAGTATGTACATATTGTTTTAAAAGGGTAAAAATGGGAGAACCCCACGATCTTTCTAGTTGCGCAGAACATTTGCGCGAAATGGTTATAGAAGCAGGGGAGTGCATTAGCCAAACCACTAAGTTCTTAGACATGATGATTATTGACAAAGATTTACGGGACTGGTTGGCAAAAGCCCTTAGCAATATTGCCGACAGATTGTCAGACAGGGGACATGCGTGGCTAGATAAATATGGAAAAGAATAAAGATATGCCAGTATGGTTTGCAATTCTATTCTATGTTGCTGTTGTGATCTTAATTGAGGCAGTGATCGTTGCGGTTTTATGGTGGATAGTTCATATTTCATTAAAATAAAAAGTAGAGAAAGGAATTAGTATGTTATTTCATCAGTTAATAATTTTGTTGATAACTTTACTGCTTGGGCAGAGAGTGGATATCAGTATAGCGGTGGACACAGAAAGTATGTCGTTTGAGATATCCACAAGAGAGAATGAGCAGATAGATCCTATTGAGGAAATTGAATCTGTGGCGCTACCAGAAATCACACAGTTTGAGGCACTATCAAAGGAAATCAAGCCTGTGGCAAAGTTTGTGCCGGATCCAGAACGGTATTTAGGGCATCCAGAGCCCGAACCATACGAGGATGCGAGTCTGTACAACGGTTGGTACTATGAATCGAATAACAAATGGATCCCGGGCATGTTGACTTTTGATGTTCAGTATCTCTTAATGCCAGATCTATTTACTGGTTCTGCTGTGCCCTACGGTCCGGGCGTGATGGAGGCTACCGCAGAATACAATGAACTTTCATTAGAAGGAATGATGGACGGAGTTGCGCTGATGACTTGTGCTGACCATGGCGCGCTAGTTTGGTTGAAAAGACCGGGCAATGAGTGGGAGGGGCCATTCAGAGTAGTGGATTGTGCTGCACGGAAAGACCTTTACAATGTAGTGGTGCATAATGGCGAATCTGTGGAAATAGGATTTGAAACCGCGCGCCGTTGGGGTATGGCGAATCTCGATGAGAATAATAAATGGGATCGGCATTGGAACGTTACACGAATTGATAATGTAATGGTATCTAAGATACCGCCCAGTGAGATTATTAAAGATGTTCCGGTTGTAGATTTGAGAGAATGGTTTTTAGATCGTATAGAATTTGACCCATTTGAGACAAACGAGGAAGCTACAGAATATTATGTCAATGTTCCGAGAATGCTCTACCGACCGCCGACAGAGGAGAATGGGAAGCCGTCATGGCGAATTCCGCCTAATCCAGAGTTTGTCCAGTTTGATATAAATACTACTAGAATAGACGGAGAACCATCCGAGGACGCGACTAATATTGAATTCCCTGGCACAATTACTATCCAAACGCCCACATCGGTGAATAAGGGTTTTGTAGTTGGATTGGATGAGATATGGTTGGAGGTTGATTTAAGCGACCAAACACTTACGGTTAATCGAGGTAAAGATAAATTAAATACTTTTTCTGTGTCTACAGGATTGCCTAGAACGCCAACACCTTTGGGAGGTAGCTATAAGATTTATGCGATGTATGAAAATTATACGATGCAGGGTGAAACAAGAGCTTTTCCGAATACGCCCTGGGTAATATTCTTTCATGGAGAATATGCCATTCACGGGACGTATTGGCACGACAATTTCGGAACTCCTATGAGTAGGGGATGTGTCAATATGGCGATTAATGAAGCGAAAATAGTTTTTGATTTAGTGCAGAACGGCACGCATGTATTCATTCATGAATAAGGAGGAATGATGAACAAGAAAAAGTGGATAAAGATTATTTTATGGATTATCGTTATAATCGGCATAGTACCGTTTGATATATCTGGTGATAAATATAACGATGAATTTTACAAATATGATGCTGTTCTCTGGAGTATAACCGGTTTTGAAGGCGAAAGAAAATGGAGTTTAAATATTCCTGGTTGCTGTATGCCACTGTGGCAGCAGTTAGGAAGATATTTTCATATAGAAATTGGTTTACACTATCAACGATTCCCACGAATAGGGTGGTCTAATAAAAATGGTAGATGGAACATTTATCCAGGGTCTGAAATTGATTTTGAGAAATATGCGGAATGATATACGGCGACAAGTTCTTTGTAGGAGTGAATGATGAATAAATTCATACGTAAAAATAAACGGTATTTAGTAGTTGCAACGTTCTTGCTAATCATAGCGATTGTTCTAATTTCGGCAGCTATGAATATGGCGAAAAAGGAACAGTGGGAAGTTGATGTTGAGAGGTATGTGGTTCAAACTATAGCAGCCATGCCGATTCCCACGCCAACTAAATCGATTGATGAGGCAATAGCAAAGATGTCCGAGGACGCTAAGAAGTTTCAGGATACTTTGCTTCACTATGCACAGAGTCTTGAAGAGTGCGAAGTAATAGAAGTAGGGGAATATATCCAGGGTGACGTTGCGCTTCTCTTCTGGCAGGAACTGCAGAAAAAACCTGCCCTGTTTGAAAATACCGACTTTGTGAAAGTATGCGATTGGTTGTTGGATGACATCGATACATTCTGTACTCGTACTGCAGTAGATGATCCTGTGTTAGCACTGGCCACTTTGAATCAAACGTTTGGGTTTGCAGATGAAGAATACCGACAGTTTGCTGTGCAAGCACGTTTGGGATTAAGCACCCGGGATTTGGATTTGATTGCAAGTGCTTTCAATCATCGGCAGAAAGCAAGAGAATATATACAAGAAGCCTCTTTCTATTATGAGGAACTGTTTAAATTATATATCGATTGAATTGGAGTAGCGAAATGGATATATGGGACAGAGAAATAACGTGTCCCGAGTGCAATGGTCGCGGTTATAGAAAATTTTATACAAAAGCAGACAGCGGATTAACAAACGCTGTGCCAGTTTATAAAACTATTACTTGCCCAAAATGTAATGGCAAAGGGAAAATAATAGAAATAGTAAGAGGATAAAGAGATTGATACAAGCTGATTGCACCACGTTTGAATCAAGTAGATTATGAAAACAAAATGGCATGATATAAAAGAATGTCTACCCAATAATCAAGAAGTGGTTTTGCTTGAATGCTATGAGTTTGGTTGTGAGCCCATGTATGTAATTGTAAAATTTATACAGCTAGACAAAAACTATTTATGGGAACTGGATAGAAGATTATCGAACAGACCTCTCTATGTTGCAGATCAACCTAGACGATGGAGCAGAAACATAGAAATGGAAAGGCAGCCGAGGTTATTATGAGGAGGAAGTGATGATAGAACAAGTAACGAATGAAAAATTAAGAGAATTGATAGAGTGGAATAGTACGTTTCATGCAAATACGGAGAGTAAACATACGACTGAAGCTCTAAGGGAGCTCTTGGTTCGCCGCAAAGAATTGTGCGAACTTCGCCATGGAATCAAGAGTGTGATTGATGAGGTAGTGAAATCTGGCTCCTCCCAGAAAGTTTTGATGAAAGGGAAAGTGATAGAGAGAGACAAGATTCTTTATATTCTTAACAAATATGGAGTGACGCAATATAGTGCAATGAGAGAAATGAATGATGAATAAAAATCCTAATTCTAACTAGATTATTATAATAGGAGGAAGTGATGAAAATATATAGCCACGGAACAATAAGGGAGTTAGATTTATCTGAAAAGAATATTATAGAAAATTTATCAAATGAAGAACTTGGCAAATTCATTCGAAAATATAAGATTGAAAAAGCACGAAGCGGTTCGATTTGGAGTGCAAAGTTAAAGGGTGCAATGTATGAGTTTGAAAAAGGCTTTTTTGTCGTGTGGAGTTGTGGCGAATATATAGACTATGCCATATTTAGAAAGACAACCTAGTCTGCTATAATAAGATACATGGATGAATCAATTAAAGATGTTTATTCACTAGATTATGATACAAAAGTGAAGCTTTTAGAGCAAACTATTGCTGAAATGGTGTCAATTAAGGGTGAATTAGCGCATAAAAGTAAGCAATATTTTACAATTAAAGCCGAATTTGATACAATAAAAGCACAGTTTGACTATTTAAGAGAGCTTAAGTCGGGTTTACAGTCAGCTATTAGAGCCGAAAGTGCATTAGGATAATGACAAGTAGAAGGATAAGCAAGAAACAAAAGGTATTCATTAATGAATACCTAAAGTGTTGGAATGCTGCACAAGCAGCTATAAGGGCGGGTTATTCTGAAAGGTCAGCAAAGCAGACAGGGCACAGATTGATTACTAATGATTACCTTTCCAAAATTATAAAAGAACGCATAAATGAAATAGTAATGTCCGCTGATGAGGCGTTATCCCTTTTATCAGATCAGGCAAGGGCTTCATTAGATGATTGCATGGATATTGATCCCAAAGGAAAGATCAGTCTTAATTTCAAGAAAGCCAAAGAGAAAGGAAAACTACATTTAATAAAATCTATCGTTCCTACTGCGAGTGGCCTGAAAGTGGAATTATACAGCTCTCAAAGAGCATTAGAACTTATTGGAAAAGCGCATGGGGTGTTTGTAGATAAGGTGGATATTACTCAGGCAGGTCAAGTTACTGTTTATCTTCCAGACAATCAGCGGGATAAAGAAAAAGATAGAGAAAAATTAAATGGTAATGACCGAGATCCGGCTACAACCTAGACAAGAGGCTATTGCTTCTTCGCCTGCTGATATAGCTATTATTGGGGGTGCTCCTGGTGGTGGAAAAACCTTCTATTTGACAACAGAACCATTAAGGCATATTAAGAGTGAGAAGTTTACCTGCGTAACTCTTCGGCGAACTATGCCAGAAGTAACACAAGCAGGGGGCATTTGGGACGAGGCTACTGCTTTATACCCTCTTCTTGGAGGGCGTCTCAATGAAATGTTTCATCGGGCTCGTTTTCCTTCTGGTGCTGAAATTTCATTCTCACACTTACAGCATGAAAAAACAAAATACAATTACAATAGTGCGCAACTTGCATTATTGCAGTTTGATCAATTAGAATCATTTACGGAAACACAATTTTTTTATATGCTCTCTCGAAATAGGGCAATGTATAAAATGCGGGCTTATTGCCGAGCAGGAGCTAATCCTGAACCGAACTGGCTTTGTCAATTCTTAATATGGTGGTTAGATCAAGATGGTTATGCTGATACTGCTAAAGACGGCAAGATTCGCTGGATGGCCAGATCAGGAGACAAGATTGTTTGGGCAGATTCACGAGAAGAGCTGCTTGCAGATCATCGAGGCGCAATTCCAATGTCAGTGGCATTTTTCTTATCTACAATATTTGACAATAAAATATTAATGGAGAGAGATCCTGAATATCTCGGCAGATTAATGTCCTTGCCATATATTGATCGAATTCGTTTATTAGGGGAGGATCCGACCAAGGGGGGAAATTGGTTTATAAAACCGGCTGCCGGAAAGGTATTCAGTCGATCTTGGTGGCGCATGAAAAACACATATCCGAGAAATAGTCGGAAAGTCAGATATTGGGATTTGGCAGCTACCGAACCTTCTGTAAAGAATGTTGATCCCGATTGGACCGCAGGGATATTAATGGCCGAATCGGAAGGACAGGGTTGGGTTGTAGATGCGATTCGAGTGCGTGATACTGCCAAACGATTAGAAAATCTAATGAAAACCACTGCTATTATGGATGGGATAAACACAGAGATCCATATTGAGCAGGAAGGAGGAGCAGGAAGCAAGTTATATTTAGAACATATCCGGCTAGATGTTTTAGGGGGTTATGCGGTTTATACTCACACGGTCACAAAGAATAAGATTGAAAGAGCGAAGCCCTTATCATCAATGGTTGAATCTGGCAATGTCTTTCTTATTGAAGGAGACTGGAATAAAGATTATATAGACGAGTCGCATAATTTCCCTGATGGTTCACATGATGATCAGGTAGACGCTTCAAGCGGTGCATATAATGTATTATTCGGTGGTTCAAAGTTTGGGGGCATACATGTTTGACGCCTTAAGATATAATGTAAGTGGATTAGGATTTTCAGAATTTGGAGGCATACACGTATGAATAAAATAATTATTGTTGCTGTTATACTTTCCTGTTTCATTGGCTTGCCTTTATTAAGATTAGTATGTTTTCTCGGAGAAAAAGTTGGTAGAAAATTAAGGGAGAAGAAAGAATGAACTTCTTTAGAAAATTATTCTCACGCAATAAGAAAGATAGGGCGTGTATCGTGATCGAGCAACGTAATGGCGTAATGATTGAAATAACTCTTGATGAAATAAATATGGAAATGAATACAAAAAATGGTTATATAACTGGTACATTTATTGCTGGCAAAGAACAGAAGAAACGCTATGACAAAACATTCAGCGATTATTTATTGAAAGGGAAGGAGGTAAAAGTGCATGAAAGCGATCAGGGTATTTCCTAGAAAAACAAACCAAACACCAGATGATCGAGATGCTTATGTTGGAGATCCTACACTATTTGTAAAAGCCGACAAAATATTAGTGTCTTGTACTTTCACATGGGATAAGCCAGAAGCTGAACGATTAGCAAAGGCATGGAAATGGATCGCGCCTGTTGAATTGGGTGGTCCAGCTTATGGGAATGTAATGGGGGAATTTATACCAGGGAGATTTTTACGCAAGGGGAACACGATAACCAGCAGAGGATGTCCTAATAAATGTTGGTTTTGCTATGTTTGGAAACGATGCAAAGGTAAGTTTGAAGAACTAGAAATAAAAGATGGCTGGAATGTACAAGACGATAACTTACTTGCTTGTTCTGAAAAGCATATTAGGGCTGTATTTCAAATGTTGAAAAGACAACCGAAGAAGGCAATATTCAGTGGCGGATTACAAGCATACCTGCTGGAAGATTGGCATGTTGAATTATTAGTTGATCTAAAACCGCAAAGAATTTATTTTGCATACGACACTCCAGATGATTATGAATCATTAGCGCATGTATCAAAACTACTTATAGAAGTACACTTATTGCCATCTCACAATGTTTGTTGTTATAATCTGATTGGTTTTCCTGGTGATACAATAAGCAAAGCGGAGAAAAGATTAACTGATACGCTAAATTTGGGTTTTATGCCATTCGCTATGTTGTGGCGAGATGATGAAGGAAAAACAAATCAAGAGTGGAAAAAGTTTCAGCGATTATGGACACGACCAGAAATTATTTATGCAAGGAGCAATTATGAACATATTTGATAGACTATTATTCGGATTCAGAGTTATTATGGGCGGAGAGAAAGCACTACAGGCTACTAGAGTAAGTAGCTGGGAGGAGGGCAAACCATCATATTCAGAAGTTGATTTCAAGACGATGGCCACATTAGGTTATCGTAAGAATGAATTAATATTCGCTTGCATTGCCAAAACCGCTAATTCGGCAAGTCAGGTGGCTTTAAGGGTATATGATAAAAAATCACAAGAGGAACTCCCCGATCATCCATTGAGGAAATTAATACAATCGCCTAACAGCGAAATGGCGGAATTTGATTTCTGGTCGGCAAATGCTATCTATGGAGATTTAGCCGGAGTATCATACTGGGAAAAAGAGCGATCCGCAGCGGGGCGGACGGTAGGATTATGGCCGTTGAGACCAGATTGGCTTAATCCGGTTAAATCATCTACTGAGTTTATTTCTCATTATTTATATAAAGTCCCAGGCTTAACTGGTGAAATTATTGTGCCTAAAGAAGATATACTGGTGTTTAAGAACTTTGACCCGCTGAATATGTATCGAGGTTGGCCGCCTGTGGCGGTAGCCGCGAGAATAGGGGATGTGGACAATAGTTCTACTGATTTTATTAAGTTGTTTTGGGAAAGAGGAGGGATACCACCTGGAATACTAAAAACTACACAGCATTTACAGGATGCTCAAGTAAAAGCGATTAGGCGCAGGTGGGAGCAACGCTATGGTGGTTATATGAAATGGCTATCTCCTGCAGTGCTAGACGCCGATGCTGAATATCAAAAGACGGGGTTATCATTTAGCGAAATGGGATTCGAGACACTAGATGAACGCAATGAAGCCCGTATTTGCATGGTACTAGACGTACCGCCCATCTTGGTGGGTGCTGCAGTTGGATTGAAGCGGGCTACTTATGCTAATTACGGTGAGGCGAGGAAAGCCTGGTGGCAGGATACTATCTCTCCGATGTACCAACACTACGATGATATTATTAATGCGCGACTGGTGCCTGAATTCGGCGATAATATTATGGTTAAGTGGGACTTTTCACAAGTAGCGGCATACCAAGAGGAAGCACAGAAATTATGGGAAAGATACTTGGCCGCATTGACCGCAGGGGGCATTACGGTGAATGAATTCAGAGAAGGGATTAACCTATCACGATTGCGCGGTGGCGATGTATTGATTAGAACCTTGAATCAATTTGACGTACCTGTGATGGAGGAAGGAGCGACAAAACAAGTAATCGATATGTTAGAATCTAAACTTTTGGATGCAGGAGGTCGAGTGAAGGACGAGAATGAAATAACCAAACAGATGACAACTTACCTACGGAAACAAAAGAATAGGGTATTGGATGAAGCAGAAGCGGAAACGTTGAAAGGATAGGAGGAAGCAATGAAAGGTAGTGAAAGAATAACATATTATCGTAATAAACCGATAGAGAATTTTACTAGAGATGAATTGATAGACGCTCTTTCCACTTTGTACGCTGCATATAAAGCAGCGATAGACAAGATAGACAAGTTCGACAGCGCCGTAGTAGCCAGCTATAATGGAACAGAACCACGAGAGTAAATCAGTCTTTGACGGCTTCTTCTGGTTTGAGGAAGCAGATATCTTATTTGATATCCTGTTTTCGCTTATAAAAGGACTAGCAGTAAAAATAGGCAAACAGGCAGCCTCAGGAATAGATATATCCTGGGAACTGGTCAATGATGCAGTTGTAGAATGGGCGAGGCAATTCTCAGCAGAAGAAGTGACTAAAATCACTACCGTTACTAGGAAAATGGTACAGACGAAAGTATCAGATTGGATAGCAAGCGGTCAACCGCTCCGAGAACTAGAGAAACAATTATTGCCCGAATTCGGTGCAGTCAGGGCGAAGAGGATCGCAGTAACAGAGGTGACTAACGCCTATGCTGGTGGGAATTTGGAAACTTGGAGAGCAAGCGAAATGGTTGAAGAAAAGCAGTGGTTTACTGCGGGAACCGATGTTTGTGAGATATGCTTAGGACTAGATGGGCAAATAGTACCGCTTAATGCAATGTTTATTTCGGATTTTGATGGAAGCACTCACGAAAGACCACCGGCGCATGTAAACTGCAAATGCTGGATGCAACCGATAGTGAAAAAACCATGAGGAAACATGGAATATACAATTAAAGGATTGGATAAACTAAACAAGAAACTCAAGGGCATGAGCGGACCGGAATTGAAAAAAGAATTAACTGATACTACTCAAAAGGCATTGTTTTATGTTCATGGGACGGTACCGCCTTATCCTGCCCCCCCAGTAGGCAGTACATATAAAAGAACCGGCACGTTGGGCAGAGGGATAAACACACAGGTGAAAACAATAGGAGGCGAGATTGCCGGAGTAATTGGCAGTCCTACAGTCTATGCTCCCTGGGTGATTAGCAGCAAGGCGGTCGATGAAGTTGGGCCGCAAACGAGTGTTCATAAAAGAACTGGTTGGTACACGTTACAGTCGGTAGTAGAGAAAGCAAGAAAAACTGTTGTTGATTTTTATGATAAGATGGTGAAAAGATTAATTAGGAGGTAAATATGGGAAGTAATAGACCAAGTTTTAGGGTAGGATCAAATGCGATTGCATCAGCCGGAACCGCAGAACAATGCACGGCTGCAGATATACCGCAGGGAAATTTCGCAGTGTTTCGATCAAGATCAACTAATACTGGGCTTTTATATCTTGGCAACACAAAGGCACAAGCAGAAGCACATCATTTTAGTATTATCCCGGCGGGCAGTGTTGGACTTCAGGTTGATAATATAAGCGATGTTTGGGTTGATGCTACTGAAGATGATGATGTTGTTGAATGGATCTATGAGGTTATGGTTGAATGACCGTACACGAGCCAGGAGATCCGTTTGTAACTCTTAGCTGGAAGTTCGGCATGGAGGTTGCTTGGAATAGCTTCTATGATTATTACACCAGAGCCGGAACAGTGATGGGGCAATGTGTAGAGGTTATCGGAGACACGCAAGCAGCCGCCTACTCCTTTGAGTTTGCAACAGTATGGGGAACAATAGAAGTTTTACGGTTTTGGTCATATTTCTGGAATGCAGATAATACGGCAGCAGCACCAACAAAATTATATTATGACCTTTACGACAGAACCAATGCTGTGGATATAACATTAGATGGAACGGATTGCACTAATGTTGAGGTTGCTTCCTTATTGGGAAGGATTGATACTAGCTTGGCGGCGGTTAATTTAATGGATTCAGACCAAGCGCGGATTGTAGATGGTGCGGTGGGATTGGAACTTTCTGCCCCATTTATTGTGAATGCTAAGAATGGAGCAGCCACAAGGATGAGGCTTCACTTTACTTCCACTGGCGGCCCCGTTGATTTTACGGTATGCCACGAAATTGTTTGGCGGCCGTTGAACAGCAGCGGATACTTATACCGTTATTATCCGCCCACTTAAATTAGGAGAATTAAATGACAGTACATAAACCAGGAAGTTTGTTAGGATTAGCAGCACCGGCAATAGCCGACATGGTTGTTAACTCAGCTTATTGCTATATTTCGCAATTAGGAACGTTGGCAAGTAAATCGATTTCAGTAACAGGAACGCCAACTGGGGCGCAGAATGTAAACCTATTCACTTTGGTCGGTGGCGTTGAAATACTTAGACTTTATGGAGTATTTAGTCTGGTTACAGATGTTTCAGCAGTTACGGCTGCCTCATTTGATTTAATCGATGGAACGAATCCAGCCGTACCGATTACCTCAGCCGCAGGAGAGGACTTATCAGGATGTAGCAATGGCTCATTTATTGGAAGAAATGACCAGGCGGGAGTAAAAGTAGATTATCTGAACGCTGATCAAGTAAGAATTATTGATGGGGCAGTAGGCTTAGATCTGTTTGCCCCACTTGTGGCAAATGCAATGTACGGAGAAACCAACTATATTAGATTCAATTACACAAGTGATGGTGGAGGGGCAATCTTTAAGATTGACTTTGAATTAATATGGCGACCATTGATTAGAGAATATGGTTTAGTAGAGGCGGTATGACAGTACATAATCCTGGGACAAGTCCTGATATAGCAACAATTCTCGCCGAGGTTGCGGGTCTTAATGGGGAAGCTATGCGCGGTACGAATAATGCCGCGTTAGCTTCTGTTTTAGGTGCTTTGAATACGGCGGAGGCCGCTGGAGGTGTTACTGATACTGATTTGGTAATGGCTTATGTAAAGCAGATAGTAGTTGATTCGGAACTTTTAGTAGAGCACGAAAATCACGCTACGGTTATTTTTCCTGAAAGCACAGCGAATCTATGTATTTTAACTGCACATGCAGATGCTAATACATGGACAGGCTGGACTGAAATTGCAGACGATCAAGGAGTGCCCGTATTGCTATCTTCTAAGTTTGCTACTTATCCTGGGCACATTACAGCTATGCTGGTTGAGGAGACGAATCAAGACGCAACTCGATTTATGATAGAAATTAGTTATGGCGCATCCAAAACAATAATTAGTCGACATAGGGTTCTGACTGAAACGAACAAACTTCCTACTGCACAATCTCCACGAGTGCGTGGCGCATTGATACCGGCAGGAGAGACAGTCTATTATAGGGCGATGTGTGCTACCGCTGCTGCGAAAACATTGAATGTTCATTTTAGGTATTTCTTACATGAGTGAAATTGAATTTTGGAAACACATAAAACCGCTATTAATGGTAATGCGTCAGGCAATTTTAATGATTGTGAGATTTATAGAAAAGAGATATAATTTAAGAGAATGAGAGTTATTCGAATAATCGCTGCCTTGGTATTTTTAATATTTGGTTGTGCGGGTTTGATACTTTCAATAAATGGTTGGGGAGGCTTCTACTGTCCCGAGTTTGATTTTATCTTTTGCACGGATACACAGAGCTGCATACATGAACAAGGGCACCGATTAGATTGGAGTCTTGACAGACCATCGCAAACTGATGAATTCAAAGCTCTGATAGATGCATTCCTGCCTATCCTATTAGAGAATACCACCTGCATTAGAGAAACAGAAAATTGTTTATATACAGAAGCCTATGCAAGGTTATGGTGGGCAGCTGGTGGCGATATTAATGCCTTGCCAGAGATGTTTCAACCATTTTATAGGGTTACAGAATGATACAGAAAGATACAGATTTAATGAATTAATGATATAATAAACTAAACAGCAATCCTTCGGGATCGCATTAACGAGAGCAGTCAAATTGCCCGCTCCTTTTTGGAGTGGGCTTTTTTTATTAGGAGTAATATGGAGTACAAATCTTTTATAAGCGACTTCAAGGAAATTGATGGCAGGGCGGTCACGGGGTTAGCCGCTATATTTGGGAATATTGATCTAGGCAGCGACCGAATAATTAAAGGCGCGTTTAAGAAAACTATCAAGGAAGGAATGAAGCATATTCGCCATTTGTGGCAGCATAGTTTCAGAGATCCGCCTGTTGCTGCGATAAAAGAATTAAAAGAAGTTTCTAGGAGAGAACTGCCAGCCGGCATACAGGATGAATACCCTGAAGCCACTGGCGGACTTCAAGTGACTAGAGAATATCTGGATACTATTCGGGGAAATGAAGTGCTACAGGGAATTATTGCAGGCGCAATTAAGGAGATGTCATTTGGGTTTGATCCTATCAAGTTTGATTTTGATGAGGAAAAGAAAGCGCCTCCCCAACTAGTTCGCAACTTACGCGAGATCAGGTTGTGGGATATATCAGATGTAAATTGGGGTGCTAATCCTGCCACGGTAGCAGTCAAAGCAGCCGTCCCGTTTAAGGACACTGGCAAAGACGAAACCGGAGCATGGAAGGCACCAACGCTAGGAGATTTCACTAGCGAGCTTTGGGCTGATATGTCAAGTGCAGAAAAAAGCAGAATCGCTAACCACTATGCTTGGGCAGAACAAATGCCTCCCGAAACATTTGGGGGCGTGAAATTGCCTCATCATAGGGGAGGCAAAAGTGGAGTAGGCCCTGCTGTTTGGAGAGGTGTAGCCGCTGCAATGGCAGCGATGATGGGCGCGCGAGGTGGAGTTGAAATACCAACTGCTGATAGAAAAGGGGTTTATAACCACCTGGCAAAACACTACGCCCAGTTTGATAAAGAACCGCCTGCTTTTAAATTCATTGAGGCTATGGGTTCAATTCTCTTGATTTCAGAAGAGGATATGAAGAATGGCATGGATGGGTATTTTGAAAGCAGAGTAATTAAAGTCGAGAAAGCAATTTCTGATTTACGAGAGTTGTTAATTACAGCCGAGCCGCTAGAGATCGATGGAACAGATCCAGCACTCACTGAGCTAACCTTGGATAGATTAGATATTCTAACAAGACAACTAGACGTTTTAGGAGTGTAAAAATGAATATCGAACAATTAAGATTGGCTTTAGCGGAAGTGCTTGCAAAGGCTAAGGCAAAGGCCGATGAATGGGAAGGCAAAGAAAGTGAAATGCCTTCAGAGGCGACAGATGAACTTAAAGCTTTTATTAAAGAGGCAGAGGAGTTGAAAGGCAAATTAGAAATTGCCATGGCTCTAAAATCACAGACTGATTATTTGGAAAAAGGGATTGGTACACGCGCCGCTGGAGCTGGCATGGCTGCCAGTGAAGAGGATGAATCCGGTCCTATTCTAGGATTCAAGTCATTTGGCGAACAGTTAATGAGTGTTGCTAAAGCGGGGACATCCGGCGCGATTGCTGATCCCCGTTTGCGAGCAGAAGAAGAAAAGGCGACCGGTTTGTCCGAGGGTGTGCCTGCTGAAGGTGGATTCTTGGTGCAGGAAGATTTTGCAGCCGAGTTACTCAAGCGGACATACATCCAAGGCGAGATTCTTAGTCGCGTGACTAGATTCCCGATCAGCGCGAATTCTAATCGCCTGCGCGTGAATACTCTCTCAGAATCTAGCCGCAAGGCAGGTTCACGATGGGGTGGAGTGCTTGCATATTGGAAGGCAGAAGCTTACGAGAAAGTAAAATCTAAGCCAACGTTTGGTCAGCTACTACTTGAACTAAATAAATTAATCGGTTTGTGCTATGCAACCGATGAGCTGCTCGAGGACGCTGCAGCACTTGAGGGTGTAATTAACTGGGCGTTCCAGATGGAGTTCACATTCCAGATTGAAGACGCAGTTATCAATGGTACGGGCGCGGGACAGCCGCTTGGGATTTTGAACGCCCCTTGCACTATTCCGACTCCTGCAGAGGCAGGACAAGCTGCCGACACCGTTGTGACTGAGAATATTTGGAATATGTGGAGCAGAATGTGGGCACCAAGTCGCCAAAATGCGATCTGGTTCATTAATCAGGATCTTGAGCCGCAGTTATTTTCCATGTATGTAGCAGTGGGTGCAACTGGCGTGCCGGTGTATCTACCTGCGAATGGCTTGGCTGGTTCTCCATATAGCACTCTCATGGGACGACCGGTTATTCCGGTTGAGTATTGCCAAACCCTTGGAGACCTTGGAGATATCATCCTGGCAGATTTGTCGCAGTATTGGATGATTGATAAAGGCGGTATGCAGCGGGCAAGTTCAATTCATGTTAAGTTTATTGAAGACGAGACCTGCTTTCGCTTTGTATATCGCACAGATGGTCAGCCGTCATGGGTATCAGCTTTGACCCCGTTCCATGGAACAGTCACAGTAAGCCCGTTCGTGACACTGGCCGCGAGATAAAGGAGTAGATAAAATGATTTTTCAAATTCCACAAGGTGGATTATTAGTTCAAGGATTTCAGCCGCAAGTTAATACCGCCGAAATTACTGGTGACTACATCAGCATGAAAACTGCGCACAGGGTTTGGGTTGTGTTTCACATGACGCAAGCCAATGCTGCACAGTCGATACTTAGCTTGTCAATGGCAACGGCAGTGCTTCCTACGGGAGCAACGCCAGTGGTAGCGACATTTCCGATTTGGTATAACCTAGACTGCACAACTGATATCTTCACACGGGCGGCAGCCGATGCTGCAAGCTATACGCTTTCTGTAGACGTTGCCAATAAGCTGGTGATATTCCAGATCGATCCCTCAATAATGCCAGGATACGATTGTCTGGCGGGGGTAGCTGGGGCTTCAAATATAGCGAATATCGTTTCTTGCATTTACATCATTGACAACCGGTACAAGGACGCAGTACCGCCATCAGTGATAATTGATTAAACAATGGGGAGGGAAACCTCCCCAATAAATGAAGGAGTTTAATATGGATATGAGACTATACTCCAAATGGTTGGCTGGTAATTTGGTCATCTATGGTGGAGATTCAATGGTGGGTGGAAAGGGTAAGGAATTCTTTGTTGACCCAGTAAACGGTTTGGACACAAATACTGGTCTATCATGGGATAGTGCGTTAGCATCTGTTGCAGCCGCTTATCTTTTATGTACAGATGGAGCAAATGATAAAGTAATTTATCTTGGGGGAGCGACAGGAGATACTTTGGCCGCTACACTTACTTGGGCAAAGAGCTATACACATTTGATTGGTGCATGTGCGCCGACTATGGTTGCTCAAAGAGCAAGGATTCACAATGAAACTGTGCTTGCCCTGACCCCGCTGATTAATATTACTGGGAGTGGGTGTATCTTTAAGAATATCTACATCTTCCAGGGCGTAGATGAAGCAGTTGCGAATATCAATGTTCAAGTAACGGGCGGACGCAACTATTTTGAGAATGTTCACTTTGCGGGTGGCGGTCATGCGAGCCAAGCGATTAACGGTGGTGCTTCATTAAAATTAGACGGGGCTGAAGAAAATACTTTTGTTGATTGTACTATTGGGGTAGATACTATTGCCGCAGCCACCGGCATGATGGGATTACTGCTTGATACTGAGGCAAGAAGGAATGTATTCAAACACTGCAACTTCACAATGAGTGCTGGTCATATAGATGCTGGTTTTGTGGAAGTTGTTGACGGTACTGGAATTGACCGCTATACCATATTCGATAAATGCAATTTCATTAATACTAACTTTAAAAACTTTGTGATGGCTTCTGCTTTTCTCCTACCAGCAATTGCAGGAAATAGGAACTGCACTATCTTGCTCAAAGATTGCATGCTTCACGGCGTGACAACGCTTGATGCAAGTGATAGAGGCTTCTTGTATGGAAATATGAACGCTGTCACAGGAGCAGATTTAAGTGGTGTGGCGAAGGAATTGATAACCTAAAAGAAAGGAATAAATAATGGCCGGTAAAAAAGATAAAGAGAATAAAGACATCGCTGTTATGCTAGCGCGTAGATATGGCATAAAGTCTGAGGGTCGAGAAGGACCCAGATATTCTACACCAGAAGAGATAATGGAAAAACCGGATGCATGGGAGGGCGATGTGTCTGATCTTGAAGAACCAGAAGTGGAGGAGCAAGCCGAGGAAGAGGTGCCCGCTAAAGAAAAGGCACCTCCTAAAAAACAAACTGCGGAGAAATAAGTGGCTGATTATTGCACTGCTGAAGAAGTAAAAGCGGCCATGCCAGATGGTAACTGGGGCGTAAATTATGATGCTCTGCTTGCTCTGATGGCTACACGCGCTTCTAGGGCTATTGATCGATTCACAAAGCGAGAACCAGGTGCTTATGCAGTCGCCGCAGATTCAACGCGTTATTTTGAAGGGGATGGCGGTATAGATGTATTAATCGGAGAATTGGCCGCCACCCCCACATCAGTAAAAATAGCCGAGTCAGGCGATATAACAGATTTGACCCTTTTAGTTGCTACTGATTATTTTCTAACCCCCTATAATGCATTACTAGAAGGGATTCCATATAATTTTATAGAGTTGGATCTGATTAACGGCGATTATCACAGTTGGCCGAGATATCCAAAATCAATACAGGTTGTTGGAAAATTTGGGTATGCTACGACTATACCGGATGATGTGAAACAAGCCACGATAGTTCAATGTGGAAGGTGGTTTAAAAGGGGACAGCAAGGTTTTGAAGATACCGGAGCAATACCTGAATTAGGACAATTAACATATACCCAGGCACTTGATCCTGATGTAAAAGTAATTATAGATCATCTAAGGCGTGTGACGATATGAGCTATGATTTAGAGACAGCGGTAACTAACTTACAGACGATGATTCTAACTATTGCAAGTGGTATAAAAGCTGCGCCTGTTGGGCCGCCAGAGAAAATAAATCAATTCCCATTCTCTCTTGTTTATATTAAGGAGTTTACTACGTTGGGCGGTACTTATCACTGCGATGAAATCATTGACACAATAGCAATAGAGATTCACTATACAAGGCAAAATTTGCCAACCGCCTATATTGCAGCTTTAGCTTGTCGAGTAGAGATACTCGAAAAATTAATCGCCGATCCGACTCTTGGCGGTGCAGTAGATACATTTACCGATCTTCGAGGTGTGTTCGGCTATCTGCCTTATGGTGCTGAAACGCACATTGGTTGGCAAATGGAGCTGGATGTGAAAGGCAAAATAACTATCTAAAAGGAAAGATAACGATATGATGAAAATAGGACTGATTTATATCGGTAATGGATCTCTTCGTGGGATTCCCGCAAGAGATTTATCTATTGAAGAAGTAGAAAAGTATGGTGGAGTAGATTATTTAATTTCTACTAAACTATACGAAAAACCCATGAGCAATAAAAGCTATTTGGGCGGAAAGGAAAATAAAGAGGTGATGAATGAGCGGGATTAAACGACTACGACGCATTCAATTATATAAGGAGGCAACTGCAACTAAAGGCACTATTGGTTTGCCCACCGCTGTTTTAAGGGCAACTGGAACAGTTGAGGATCAGCGCGTAATGCACTTCCCACCCGAAGATATTGGTTATCTGGTGGACGTTGAGCGCGTGAGTATCCCCTATAAATCCGCAGTATTAGAGATTGAAGAGAATCCAGCTACATTTGAACAATTACCTTATTATTTCTCAGGTGGTATTTTACTTCATAATACTGCTGTTGCTGATGGTGGAACTGGGGATATTTACACTTATCCATTCTCATATCAAGAACCAGTAAACGATTTTCAGACGTTTGCTATCGAGGCTGGTGATAATGAGGAAATGGAAATAATCCCTTACGGATTTGTGAGAAGTTTCAAAATTTCAGGCAGACCAAAAATGCCATTAATGATCAGTGCTACCATTGAAGGACGGCAAGCAGAACGATTGAAACTCGCCATTGCAGACGCGGTATTTGCTCACGGACCGCCTGAAACGATAACACCAACAGTGGCTGGACAGTTTGCAGGCGCAAACAACTTCCCTGATGGTTCAAATATAAGGATAGAAGGCGCAACACTGGCCGCCAATAATGGGCTTAAGACTGTTGTTTCCTGCACAGACGATGTACTAACGGTCACCGAAACATTAGCTGACCAAGCCGCAGAAGCAGTAACAATTCAACAGGATTTCACCGATTCGGCCGCGCTTCCAAATGTTGAAGATATTTTATTTTCAAAAACCGAATTATTCATTGACCCAGATACTGGTGCTTTTGGTGGCAACGCAATGAATAGCATCCTAATGGGGTTTGACATGGAGGTTGAGACTGGAATTCAAGCAAGACCTGCTGCAAGTGGTCAGTTATATTTCCCGAGAGCGGCATTGGTAAACCCAAGTATCCGACTTAGAATGACGCTCGAATGGGATGGCAATTCAAGCGATGAGAAACAGTTGTGGAAAGATGGGGGTCACGCTGGCAGGTTAGTACGCATGCGAACCAGAGGATCAGAATTAGAAACCGCTGGTGCATATACCTACAAAGAACTGCAAATGGATGTTGCGGGTCAATGGGAGAAATTCGAGAAGTTAGGCGAGGATAACGGCAATGATATTATAGATTGCTTATTGCGCGGTCAATACAATACGACCGAAGCGAAATATGCAACGTTTATAGTCGTAGCCGACTCACTACCAACATTACCATAAAGGAGTAAAAATGGCCGGTAAATTAGTTTTTGAAATACCAAGTGCGCAAACGCCTGGTTATTTAAGGCGTGCAAAGATAGGACTAGAGTTCAAAGCAAAGATGAGACAAGGGGTAAGCCCAGCAACTATTGATGATATGGTTGCTTTCTTAGCAGATTTCGTAACTGAACCAAAAAACAGAGACGAAGCAATCGAGGCATTGTTTGATGCCTCAGAAGAACAATTCACAGAACTGATCGACCTTATAACAGGAGAAGGTCAAACTGAAAACCCTACTGCGGATGGGAAATCATCAATGAAATCAGAGCCCTCAGAAACGGAACAACAGCCGTAGTGCCTCTATGGGTGATTATAAAAATAATGGCTGATGAATGTCATATGCCTCCTTGGCAATTTGAGGAAGAGTGTACCGAAGAGTGGTATTACAGATTAAAAGGCTGGATAAAAGCAAGTGGCAGTTAAAAATGTATTAGAAATTGTTATTACCGCAAAAGACGAAGCCACTAAAAAACTTGGTGGCTTGAATAGCGTTATGGGCAAGCTGGGGGTGGCCGCCGGTATTGCTGGTGCTGCCGTTGTAGGCGCAGGCGTTATCATCGGGAAAACCATTTTTAATCTAGCGAAAGAATCCGCGCAGGTAGAGAAACTTTCTAGAACATTTGACAGTCTAGCTGAAAGCATAGGCGAGAACGCAGACATAATGATAAAAGACCTGCGGGTTGCATCCAGGGGAATGTTAAATGATGCGGATCTTATGCAGGCATCAAATAAGTTAGTGGCCATGGGATTGGCCGGCACATCCGAAGAATCGGCCAAATTGGTAGAAATGTCAACGCAATTAGGTTCTGCCATGGGTATGACTGCTACGGATGCTGCAGAAGCATTTGCACTTATGTTAGCGAATCAGTCAATCCCACGATTAGACAATTTTGGTATTTCGTCTGGTAAGGTACGTGATCGTATAGAAGAACTCATGGAAGCTAATGTAGGCATGACCCGCGAAACTGCTTTTATGAACGCTGTCATGGAACAGGGTGCGCTTACTATGGAGAAAGTCGGCGAGCAAGGGGAAGGCGCAGCCGCAAACATGGCAAGATTAGAAGCCAACGTGGACAATCTAAAGGTTGCGATTGGTGATAGGTTGCGCCCTATATTAGAAACTATAACCACTAAGCTATTAGATGCATGGGATAATCCAGAGGTACAAGCAGGAATTGAAACTCTTTTCGCATGGATTGAAAAAATAGTAGGCAATGAAACCTCAGGCATTATTGGAGTAATAACAAAGCTTGCCGAGGGCGACATAGGCGGGGCACTTAAGATGGCATTTGGTGAAGGGGTATATCGACTTGTAATGGGTATAGCTTCAGCCATTGATAGAGTCAGAGAAGCGACAGATCGACTTAAGACTTCTCAATATGGACTTGCAGTAGCAAAAGCCTATGCTACTTCTGCAGCTTCTTCTTTTTATATTCCTAGACAGGCTGGCGGGCCAGTATCTGCAGGTGGTAGTTATCTTATTGGCGAAGAAGGCCCCGAAATGCTTACCATGGGGCGTGATTCAGGATACATAACGCCTAATAACAAACTCGGCGGAGCTATTAATCTAATTATAAATGTAAATTCGGCAGTTTCATTATCCGACATGGCAAACGCAGAACGCGTGCTACTCCCCATTGTTGAGAGAGGACTTAGAACAGTGATGGCGAGATGACGAAATACGGTACTGATAAATATTCTAATTTTAAGTATGGTCTCTCCGCTACTGATAATCTGCTTTGGGCAATGGAGATTGATTGGGATGATGACGGTATATTTGATGGTCAGAATGAAGCGATGTGGGCGTTTTACTTTCAATCAACGAGAGGCAGGGAATTTTACATAAGACCTAGCGCAGACGGATTTGAAGTAATGCCAAAAGGAGAGGCGGTTATTAGACTTTATAATGACACAGGCAGATATGATCCTTTTAATGCTGCTAGTCCCTTATATGGTATGTTATCACCCGGAAAAAAGGTTAGAATACAAGTCAAAAATGGCACTGCAGGGGAAAACTATCCTGTTTTCACTGGACGACTAGCCGATATTACTCCTTATGGTCGCAGAGGGATAGTTGATTTAGACATAAGCGATGGCTGGGATTTCTTGCATAATGCCTCCCCGTATGTTGCTATCCAAACTAACATTACTGCAGATGATGGGATTGGCGCCATCCTGGATGATATTAATTGGCCGGCTATTTGGGGGCGTTCTCTAGATGTTGGACCGGACAATATTAAATACTGGTGGGCTTCTAAACAGAACGCAAAGATAGCAATAGAGGATCTCGCATCTTCAGGCATGGGATACGTATTTACTGCTAGGAATGGGGCATTTACATATTACAGTCGGCATAGAATTGCCGATCCGGTAATGACATTAACAGAAGATGAATTATTAAAGGACATCGCTATCCCTCAGCCATGGGAATTTCAACGAAACATTATTAATGTACAGGCAAATCCGCGCGTAGAGCAGGCATTACAAGTAATATGGACTCTGCAAGAGGAAAAACCCCTTATTGGCCCAGGAGAAAGCTACACAGTCTATCCGCAATATTCGTACAATGATATTTCTGTACCGGCCATTGATGTTGTTGATCCTCTTCTAGGCACTGATTACACATTTAATGCGCAGGAAGATGATGGCGGTGCAGCGGTAGCAAATACGAGAACCTATGATGATTTTGGAGAAACAGGGAAGCTCACTATTCTTAATACCGATATAGTAAGTGGATATCTAACACTAGCACAAGTAAGAGGGAAACCCCTAGAAAAGCCGGATGTGGCAGGCATGAGAGCAACCGGTTCGGGTTATTTAACAGATCCAAAAGTATTCAATCTTAATCTGCCCTGGTTACAGGATACCAATACAGCTAGAGACTTCACAGACTTTTTGGCCGGATTCTTATCTACCAGTCCTATATTTCCGCAGGGGTTTATCGAGGACAGGCCGACTATCCAATTTGACTTAGAATTATTTGATGATGTAACCCTTGATCTTGCTACATGGGGCATTAATGATGTGTTCCGATTAAGCAAAATAACTCACAAATGGTTGAACAAATCAGGGCAGTTAGTAAGCACACAACTGGGGTTTGAACCTAGTTTCGCGGTTGCTGCCGATTCTGTATGGATTCTTGGAGTATCTTTATTAGGAGTTGGTACAATAATGACATGGTGAAAATATGAGAATAATTAATGCAACTGATTATATGAAGCGAGAAGGATGCAAGACAATTAAAGAGCGTATTAAAAAGATATATGATGAAATGCTTGTGCGAGGTGTTATTGATGTTCCCTGTCGTATTGATGAAGAACCAGCAGGCAAACCCGTTTATGCCGAAGTGAACTTCGGACAATGGCTGGCTAGATGTGAGTGTGGCGGTGCGGAAGCAGTGTATTGGGATGAACCCATATTCTATTGTTGCTCTTGTGGGAACTATGCAAATCATGGTAAACCTCGACTTGTTGTATTCCCGCCTAAGAACGATATTAAACAAATTGAAATTCACTTACTAGAAAGACCCATAAAAACTAGGGGCGGAACGCATTATATTGAGAGAACAATAGATGGCTCTCGTGCAATAGTCGAGGAGGATGGACTTTTGCCCCGTTCATGGACACCAGATGAGACAATCAATGATTTATATGAACAGAATAAATCACTAAAGAAAGAAATAAAAAAGGCAGGGAAACATGGCTAGAACTGCGATTCCACTTTATGTAACTGGACAACTTGTGACTTCGGCACATGGGAACACCTATTGGAGAGACAATGAGGCAGCACATTGGGCAGCGATAGTAGCGAAGGGATTGGTGTTAATTGAAACAAAACTGCTAGGCGCTCCTGCTGCTAGTTTTGATTTCACAGCTATTCCTGCTACCTATAACCATTTGAAATTAATGGTTGATGCGAGAGGAACAACTGTTGCAGCTAGCGAATTTTTATTTTTAAGATTTAATAATGATTCTGGCAATAATTATGACCATCAGAATCTTTATGGAATAGCGAACGCGCCTGGCGCTGCGGAATTATTTACACAGGCAACTATTTCTATTGGTAATTGTGCTGCTGGTACGGCCG